AACACGCGCTGCGTGCGTGTTTTCATTTCCATTGAGCAACAACTTTTATTTAATGGTTACTCACATGCTGTGTTATGTATTTAGATATATAGCATAGATTGAATTGAGTCAGGTTCGATTCCTGAATAAAGTTTTGGTTTTATATAGTTGCGCCTCCCAGTGTTTGGATGAGTTTTCGCTTGTTCTTTAACAAGCCCTTTCAGCTACCACCCGGTGTTCGGAAGTTCCGTATGAGACGAAGAGTTTATACTTTCTTAAAAAGTTGTCTACCCCGCTTATACTTTGTTAGCATGTATAAAGTACCTTTCCCCCTGAGGGGGGGGCTGCCATTGGGATCAATAATCCTAATGCCGCAGATTAATTTCTGCGGGTTCACCATGCTGGGCCTATCAGCATAGTTCATTACAGAAACAGTATTGAACGCCCCGGGACATTGGAGCCTGGGCAGGGAGTGTATCGACCGAGTTGAGCTGGATTTTTCCAGTACCTATAAAACGGCCTCCCACGTCGCGCCGGCGCAAGGCGATTTTGGAGTTGGGTGTGTTACGCCCTTTCCATCAGAAGAAAGTAACATGAGTTCTGATTCGTTAGCAGTGAGACTGCTTAACGCTTCATCCTTTCCACCTGATTGTTTTTACGTTACTTGTAAGAGCACTCAGTTTGGTGATCGATGTGTGAGACACGTCGATTACCAGTGCGATGCTTTCCGTCTTCCCTCTTTTTCTATTTGGAAGTGTATATGGTTAGTATTGTGGTGGTTTTGGTTTTTGAGACATTTGTATGTCTTGCCTCGAAAACTGAAGGGTAACTACTGGACTAGTCAATGGTTTAGCCGTCCTATCGATTATTTGATTTTCGATGGACGGTCTTACTTTGATTTGGTCAAAGCGTTAGGTAGTGAATACCTTCGCAATCTTAACAATTTGAGCTTCGCGTCAGAGGTTATTCCTCTGATAGATGTTTTATATTGTTGGGTCGTTCCTTGGCCCATTTCTTTTGTGTGTCTGGCATATCTTTGGTATTGTTTGTATCAGATGTGTCATACGTATATTGAAGAAATGAGATTGTTACCCCGTAGCCCTTTTCCAATGTGGAGAAATTCTGCTGGTGAACCAGTCGTTTTGACGGCTGATCCCAGCGATCTTGATGAGTTTCCACATTGGGTCCGGATTCCTTCTTTGAGTTTTTGGATCAATTTAGTCTTTATTAAAATAGCTTTCACAACTATGTGTTTGTTGTTTTTGTCAGTTTATCTGATAGGAGCATATTTCGCATGGCGATTGTTGTTTGATATAGAGACAAACCCTGGGTGGGTTTTTGATCCAGATACTGAGGATGGTTTGCCAGCGGACATTGATTTGTTCGCTTCCTTACCTCCTATTGAAGTGGTAGATGATGAGTTCTACCCCTTTAACGAAGTGCTTGATGGCGTTTATCCTTTACAGATGGAATACCAGATGGCTCTTGGAATGGGTTGGGGTGATTTGGCTCTTTTAGAAGAGCTATCACCCCAAGAGCAATATGATTTTGAAGGAAATTTGTTGCCCCAGTCCGAGATACAATCCGTTCATAATGACCAGTGGGAGTCTGAGTCATGTCTCACGAATAGTCTCTGTGAGTTCACTTGCACGTGTTTTGCATGTGTGAGTGAGCTCATAGAGAATGAAGAGTTTACGCTTCTGCTTAGGCTGAGAGCCCGACAGAGGCGTGCTGAAACTTTTCAGAGACGCAGGGCCATTATTGAAGCCTCACTTCCATCATTGTACAGATTACTTGTGACACGGAGAGTGTTACGACAGTATATTTATATGTACGATGGAGTTTGGTTGATGTTAATGCATGACATAGAGACCCACCCTGGTGAGAATCCAGCGTGGTATATAGATTGTTCGGTTTGGCGTATGCCAGATCGTACTTTCTTTCTTTGTGTGTTGTCGGGTCCTTACCTTGAGACGTTGAGAACGTCTCATTGTTGTTTTTTAGACCCTACACCTATGGGATTTCGAACATGTCCATGTGATGGATGCAGAGCGTTTCGCTTTGTGTTTATCAGATGGTTTATGTCCGGAATGGTTCCTTTTCTTGTAAGGAAGCGTGATACTTTGAGTATGCGCTTCCTAGCTTCCCAACATGTTCTTCGGAACTATGGGAACTACAGCCGTTTACGACTGATGCATGATATAGAAACCAATCCTGGCGAAGGTGTGTTGTCTAAAATGTCCACCTATACAAAGCTTGAGAGACTTGATCCTAACGTGTTTAAGATCAAGTCTTTGCGGCGTCTGAAAAGACGTTGCCTCAAGTGTATGTATAAGACTAAAGACAAAGAACTTAAGTCCCTCCTTAATGTTCTGTTAGTGCAGGTTCGTTCAGAACTTGTGCTTACGGAGCAATTTGGAGTGTCAGACCTTATTAAGTACTTTGTTATTCCTGTTCAACATAGCGTTTCTCCCGAATTGGGTAATGTGTTAGCGTCTGCTACTGAAGCTTTAAACTCAGTGGTGACGTCGATACATGATACCCAAGTTGGGATTGATGAAATGAAGACAGGTCTTAAGTCTAAGTTGGATGTGCTGTGTCAAACCTTAACTGAGAGTGCTGTCTTGAGAGTAGTTTTATTAATACTCTCTATGATGGTTAAAGGTTTGATGCAGAAATTCAACTTGATTGGTGGGCTTGTGACGAAAGTCTGGACTCTAGTCGAGATGCTTTTGACATGGTATATGGTAATGAAGTTCGGACCGAAAGATCCCATGGTTGTTTTTGCTATTAGCTGCAATGTGTTTGCGGCGTATCAAGTGAAGACAACTATGGAGTATCAGGTTCGTGATGACTTAATAGCGATGAGTATTCCAGAGCATTCCTTTAGAACTTTTGGGAAAGGTCTTTTAGGAGTGCTTTATTTTATCGCTTACCAGAAACATGCTGATGACTCGTCAATATTTCCTATGCTGAAGGAGTTTGGAAATGTTGACAAGTATCAGAAGGGTGCTATGGGAGTGTTGGACTATATGTTCGACCTCTTATCATTCTTCAGCGGGTATGTGTCTGAAACATTAGACATTACCGGCTGCATTAAGAAGGATTCCTTATTCCCTGAGATGGATGCACTAGGTGAGCAAGTGAGCTCCCTAGTGGATCGTTTCAGGGCACCTGGATTCCCTATTGATGCTGATACCTGTCAAGAAGTGTTCAATCTTGAGAAGAATATTTTACGTCTTAAGCATAAGGAGTTGCCTAAGGATGTGAAGTACAATGACTGTAGAGTCATTCTCACCGATTGGCTCTCTGCAATACGTGCTATTACTACGAAGTTGTCTGCATGGTCTCGCTCTGAGAGAGCGGCCCGAGTAGAAACTTCTAATATTACGTTTTGCGGAGAGACTGGAGTTGGTAAAACAACTGCAATGGAACTCCTGATCAATGAAGTAACTCCTTGGATTATTCCTTTGGCTCTGTGTGATCAATTTATTAATAACCCAGAGTCTATAGTGTATACATTTAATGCCGAGGATGAGTATTGGTCAGGTCTGTGGAATCATTTAGTGTTGAGGCTTGATGAGCTTGGCGCAATGACAGAAGCAGAAGGAGGACAGGATGTGAATCGATGGTTGCAGTACCTTTTTATTATGTCAGCTGGTCCGTTTCCAACGAACCAGCCGGATGTGGTAGATAAGGGTTCTGTGATGATGAGAGCACTGTTGATGGTATGTGGGACGAACATGATGAATGTTTCCCATATTAAGTCACTTTTGAAGAAGGCAGCTATAGTTAGACGAACTAACGCTGTCTGTCTTTATCCTCTTCCAGAGTTTGCTACCCCTGAGACGCGTCATCTTCCCAAACATCAACGCAAGCTGGACTATACTTTGTTTGATCCAGCTGTGCCTTTTTCTACTGATGTTTGGCGATGGGACATGCTTGATTTTGAGACAGGGCTATTGAAACACGGTTGGCGCGAAGGAATGATGTTCCAAGAGCTAATCGATTTTACAATTGCCCAAGTCAAGAGAAATAAGCAGAAGTTTGATACTAATGCCATTACCGCTAGAGCTGTGAGAACAGCTGCTGTTGCGGCTCGTAAGGCGATGGAACCTGAATTTGGTCTTGAAACACCAGATGAAGAGTTCTGTCGTCAATATGAGATGGTTAAGAATCAGATGACGCTTGAGTGTCCTGCTTTCGTAGCTAAGAATACCGATGTCCTTGTAGAGGAATCGTGGATTTCTAGTTTACGAAGTGGTCTATCTAAATTCGTGACTTTTGTAAAAGAAAATCCGGTTTTAGTTGGATTAGCGACCCTTTGTACATCTGCCGCTCTGTTTTGGCCGTTTGTTCGCCAGCAATTTGAAGAACAATCAGGAAAAGCAGTGCGTGGTACGAAGAAAGCGCGCAGGCCCAAGAAGTATGTCCCTAAAGGGCGTGCCAAGATGGTTAAACCCGCCGTGGCACACCCTATGGAGACAGAAACTTGGACTCCACCTTCATTACCCCCCCCCGATCCCTTACCTATGGAAATGCAAGCTTTGTCGATTACTGATGGACATTTTGCATTGGCTCATAGACTTATGGCGAACAATGTTTTATCTGTTCGCATAGGTATTGATCCAATCATAGCTGGGTTTGTGATAGTCGCTTCTGGATATGAGGTCCTAAGTGCGTGTCATATGTTCGGCCGGTTGGAAGACGAATTCGAGAAAGATAGCAATGTGATTGTATCTTTTCAAGGAATCGTTTCTAATCCGGGTAAGGGGATTGGTTTGGAGCACGGAGATGCCCCCTTTAGTGTCATGTATAAGGACATAAGGGAGAGCTTCCGTGATTGGGCTGAGACTCGTGAGAAAGATTTGTGTATGTTCACTTTACCACCTGTGACATATCCACGCAAATCTATTTTACGAATGTTGCCAGATTCTGATAATGGGATTACAGAATTCTGGGCAGTCTTGGCCACTCCACTCACTAGTATGGTCTGGAGAGAGGATCCTGAGCTTAAAATCAAGTACCAGTCGCAAGCCCCTAATGGTGGCTATGTGTTAGCCCCTGTGTGGTGCGCGGCTGTGAAAGATGCTAAGTACGGTGATATGACAGATACCCTAGTCTACGCTTATGACAAGTGTACGTATAAAGGTTTCTGCATAGTTCCTCTTTTCAGAGCGGATTCGTCTAGTCCTGAAAGGGTTGAGATGGTCGGTTTCCATGTAGCTGGGAATGGTTCGAAAGGGTTTTCCACTGCAATCAATCGTGATATGGTGAAAGATTTGATGCATGACCCTGAAGAGCAACCCCTTGATGGTGCTGACGCTCTTCCTTTTGAGACTGAATTCTATGCTCCCACAAATATACCAGTGCTTGGTGAGTTTGTGGGGACTGTGAATGAAGCCCCTTCCAGGATTAGACCTTCTTCCTTGAGTAAATATTTAGACGTTGAACCTGCCAAGATACCGTCGTTGATGAGATCAAGACGTGTTGAGGAAGGTGTTGTATGTCCGAAGTATAACTCAATGGAACCCTACAATAAAAACAGCAGACCAGTCAACATGGAGTTGTTAGACGATATTACTGCTGCCTATAAAGCTAGGGTTGTACGCGTTTCAAAACCGATGGACACGCCTCCAAGGGTGTTCACTGCTATTGAAGCGATACAAGGAGTTCCGGGATTGTTTCCAGGGCTTGAGGATACGAAATCGCCTGGTCTCCCTTGGGTGTTGCGAAATTTAAAACGTCGTGACATTTGGGGTGATCGAGAAGCCAGGGATTTTACTACTCCGCTGGCATTAGAGTTGCTTGCAGAAGTTGAGAGCGTTGAGAAACGTTTTGCTTCTGGAGATACAACTCTATTGTTAGCGATAGATAAACTCAAGTCCGAAACTTTGAAGAGAGCTAAGGTCAAGTTGGGAAAAACGCGGTTATATCGTGTTTTCCCCTTGGCTGTTCTAATAGTGCTGAGAATGTACTATATGGATGCTACTCTTTGGTTTCAGAATAATAAGATAGTAAATGGTTGTACCATAGGTGTCAATCCGATGAGTGAAGATTGGACAGTTATGGGAAAGTATATTACTGAGGTAGGACCGAAGGTGTTGGCAGGAGATTTTAAGGAGTGGGATGGTCGTTTGTTGTCCGTGTTTATAAACCGGGCCTTTCAGCCAATCCATGACTATTATTCGAATGCTACCCCTTTTGAGAGAGCGGTTCGTGAAGGAGTTGTGAAAGCTATGAGTTGTTGTAGATTTGTTTCCTTATCTGGAAAAGCGTTGAAGGACGTATTCTGGAGTTCTGAGAAGGAAAAATTTATGAAATATGTTGATGGAGAAGAGATACCACTCACAGCTGAAGAGCTTAGCAAGATAAGACTCCATTATATATACCGATTAACATCTGGTATGCCTTCTGGAATCTTTCTTACAGGTCTTGTGAACTCAATTGCCAACATCTTAAAACTCCACTATGCAGCCGTGGGAGCGGTCATAGGTGATTCCAGGGATTATCGAACTGAGTTGCATTTTGTGCGAGTGAGCGATGTGTTCGCCCTCATACGAGTTGTGACTCATGGAGATGACAATCTGGTTGGTGTAGGTGATGCTCTTGCTGACAGCGTGGACCAGCATACGATGACTCGCCAGTTAGAAATAATTGGTGATGAGTATACTGATGAGATGAAGTTAGGAAGAGTGATCGCGAGACATAGGACCATAGGAGAGGTGAGTTTTTTGAAAAGGATGTTCGAATGGTGTACTAAGAGGCGGAGGTTTCTAGCCCCAATCGAGCTCCTATCAATACTTAATCCCCTCCTGTGGGTTAATGGATCTGAGAAGGATATAGACATGCGTAACAAGGTAGGAGACTGCGTTGCGCAATTGTCACTGCGAAGTGTTGAAGAATTTGAGTTGTGGAATCCCCAGATCAGGACGGCGTCGTTAAAAGCGTTGAACTGGGTCCCAGAGTGGGAGACTCGTAAACAATGCCAGGCTCGTGCTTTGAGCTCAACATTGTTTTACTAGTTCTGGTGGTCTCACAACCCCCAAATGAATAAATGTATATATTTTTAGGTAAATTAGGTAAGCTGTGTATCAGCAAGTAGTCTTGTATAGGCCGTTTTAGGCTGTAATCAGAGTCTGTGAGCAAGCAGCTCTTGAGTAAGTGAAGTGTATTAAGGTAGATGT